TTACCCCACTTTCTTATGGGGCATACATGGGACACTTTCAGATAGTCTTTTGTTAAGGAGTTCTATCTGTTCGTGATTGTTGTCTTTCATCCATGCTCCGTAAACATTGAATACCATTTGTGCGTTTGTGTGGCCCATCTGGCTTGCGATAAAACTAGGATTAGCTCCAGCGGCAAGTGACCAGCATGCATAAGTATGCCTGGATTGGTACGATTTTCTGTGTCTCAGACCTGCGCGTTTTAAGATACTTGTCCATGACTCCCTGATGGAGTCAACCTTATAGTGCGGTCCGGAAAACTGCCGCTGTTTTATTACCTGAGGACTAAAAACAAAAGTGCATTTATGCACAGTACTTCTCCCATATTCCCTCTGCTTTACCTCTACAGAATGTTGCTTTCCAAGCATGGTCATTTCCGCCTGACTTTTAAGAGCATCAATAGCTGGTTGAACCAGATGAATTGTCCTTCCGGTGCCAGCATCGGTTTTTGGTGGAGTGAATTCGCCAAGTTTTGTATAATTCCTACGGATGGTTATAGTCCTTGCTTTAAGATCTATATCTTCCCATGCCAGCGATACCAGCTCCCCGTGACGAATACCCGTGTATACAGCGAGAATCCACAGGTTTTTTGTTTGTTGATGACGGCAAGCCTCAATAAAACGAATAAATTCGTCACGGGTGAGAGGATCTGGTTTTACCTTGGACTTTTTTAAGGGTGCCAGACCGTTAAATGGGTTTCCTGAGGTATAACCATTATCTGTTGCAAATTGAAACATTCCAGCTATGGTTGTCATATAGTAGTTTACTGTGACCACTGAGCGCCCTTTTATGGAAGAAATCTTTCCATTAGAAAGCTTTTGGTAACCGGTCAACAAATCTCTCCTTGCGAAAAGTAAATCCTCTTTTGTTATGGATGAAACCAGTTTTTTCTCACCCAACATAGGCAACATGTTTTTAATTACTGACTGGTAACGATTAAGTGCATTCGCACAAATCTCAATTTTCTTAAGGTCCAACCATTTTTCCGAAAGTGCCTTAACGGTTATCTCTCTTTTTCCCAGACCAAAGTGTTTCAGGTTAGGGGAATTAGGGAACTGTGTGGCGTAGTCGAAACTCCCCATTCTGATTGCAAAACAAACGGAAGTGCGAAGTTCACCTGCGATCTTCCGGTTTTTGGCGGTGTCAGGAACACCGAGGTTTTCTCTGACACGTTTGCCATTATAGTGAAACCATATACGGAGTGATCCTCCATGGTTTTCAACGCCTGTCGGGTATGATACGTTACTCATTAAACCTCCCAGACGTCCAGGAGCATTAACAGGTTAACCGGAACTTGCATTTTTGGCACCTGGTTGTTTCTGGTTTTCGATCCATCGCATAATTTCTTCGATGTTGTACAGGCATTCACTGTAATGCCCAGGATCACCTTCTACAGCGTAATGGCGGTATTCTTTTCCCTGCATCCATGACTTTCTCCTGGCCCGCTCGATGGTGCCGGGCTTTAGCCCTGTTGATGCAATAAGGACTCTCTCCGTACACCATTTGCTGGGGGTTATCTGATAGATGATTGTCTGCATGCCAACCTCATAAAACTTTCATCCACGGCAGTGGCACCACATTTCAAACATTCGCTTCACAACTTCACGACAGTAGAAACCGTCAACATCTCGCGTCAGATCATAGCGATTGCCGTAACGCTGGTGGACCCATCGTTCAAATGCTTTATTCATTCTTTACTTCCTTTTCATGGCTCGTAATTTTTTCAGATGAGCTTCCTGCTCTGTTTCTGCCAGAATTTTGCGGTACTCCTGGTGGTCAATATGTTCGAACAGGCTGTTGAACTCAGTGATGCGTACCCGCCCGGAGCGCCCGTCCATCCTCCGAAAGAATACCGAGTGAACAGTACTGCGAGTAATTTTTACCGGGTAGCCAGCACTATCGGTGTATATCTGCCCGCGTTGAATCAAAGCGAACATGTGGTTATCCCCATCGACAAATCGAGAACACAACAAACGCTGCTGCGAATACCACCCCCAGAGTTACGATTGCATCACGCCAGCTCATTGATTCACCTCCTGCGGCGGTTCTGGCAGCGGCATCCAGTGGGTTACCTCCTTGAGATACAGGTCTTCGCCACCACCGTCATCCCAAGTGGGCTTGCCATCATTAAACCAGTCGCCATATACGCCGACCTGAGTGTTGGGGATGCTTGGTAGGTAGTTGTTTTTAAAGTCAGCAGCTAACACATAGCATTGTCGCTCTCCCATTTCTGGCATTCGCTCACTACAGCTTATCCAACTATCCGGAGTTACCGGAGAGTTGCCAGCCTCATACGCCACACGCATCCAGTGCATAAGCGTTTCAGTGCTCACACAGCCGCAATCAACATCAATTTTGCCGTGCTGCTGTTCCAGCCATTGCTCAAGCGTAGTGCTCATTTTTCATCCCCCCGATGATGCCATCTGCATCGCATCTCATAACACCCCCACTCAACACGAAAACCACATAGCCTGTGCAGATCCACCCACTTCTGCGCCATCGCTGGCGACGTGTAAATCACAGTGAATGCGTTATCTTCGTTGTCGATTTGCGTAAACGTCACTTTGTACAACAACCCACCGTCGACACATGCTGTGTTCAACGATTTATTGCTAATACCCTCAATCATTCGTACTCAACCCCCGCTGTTTTGAATTTGATCCCCGCTGCCTGCAATGCGTGCTCGACGTCGAAGCGGTCCAGCCATCCACCAAAGTGGTGCGGCATCATTACCACCCGCTCACCGCTATTTATTGGGTGGCCCATACGGGGTTCGTAGCCGTCCGGTAACTCGACTTCCCTCGCTTCCAGTTCTGCAATTCGGCACATAGCATCAATATTTGTGTCCTCCAGGCGCTTAATTTCATCCAGCAGCGCCAGTACCACCGACGGTGTGACCTTCATCCGAAACGCCTGCAATTTTTGAGGCGTTGCCACTGTTTCAATTGCTACTGCTGCCTCACGCAGTGCCTGATAATCAATCTCGCTCACGCCCGACCTCTCCCTGTGCTGTTTTATATGCCCGCAACATATCGCGGGTTTTACCGGATAAAACCGACTTCATGAAAAACACACCACTGTGAGTTGCAATAACGTCCGGCGTGCAAAGCAATGCAGCATCCACCACCCGGTTATGTTTACGAAATTCGAACACGGTGCAGGTGATCACGATGTTCGCTACGGCTCCGTAGTCCTGGTATTCGATTTTCATTCCGGATGCTCCTGAGCCACGTTGAAATCGCCATGATCACGACAAGGCATCACAACAAATTCAGGATTGCCATACATTGAGTTGATGATGGAATCAAACTGAATTCTGACCGCTTGCCCGTCACCGGAGGGACGTAACTGGACGGGAATAAATTTACGCTCACGACCAAACATCTTCTCTGGATAACTCAGGTAACCCGCCTGGATCACCGGGTGTGTACAGAGGTCAAATTTTTTCGAAATGATGCGTTCCAAATCCGGAAAACAACCGTCCACTAATTTAATGCCGGTAATGGACAGCCGGCGCTGAAACTGGTCGCGATGAACAGCGATCGGCTCTTTACTTAAAATCAGCTCTGTCGTTTCGGCTTTGGCCGGGACGCCACCTTCGAACTGGACAATGATGTTTTTCTTCGTCCGGATGCCGTGAGTCATGCGCAGTGCTACGAAACCATTGGTTGCCTCAATATGTTTTGGCGTGATGTGAAGACCGTTCAGGTAATAACGAACGTCGTTTTTAGCAGCGCACACCAGAGCGGCGCGAATAAGTTTTGACTGGATGATCATGCTTTATCCTCCCATCCGATTACCTGGAAAAGCCCCATCTTCGGGTGATACCAGCGTGTGCCGCGTGGTTCAGCCTCTGACATCATTTGGTGGAACGCCGCCATAAATGTCTCAAGCTCGACGACAGCCCTGCGAGACAACAGACCGTCCGGAGTCATAAATTCGTGCGTGTCGGTAGGGATGTGGTAGGCGTTGACCAGATTCCGACACTTGGCGTCACTCATTCCGCTTTTGGCTACCACCTGGCGGTAACCGACATATCCGGTGCGCATTGTGCCGCGTTTGATGTTCTCCACAGCTTTGGTGACCGTTTCGATCTTCTCTTCAACATGACTCAGGCGCTTCTGCTGGCGAACGGCATCGGCGGCCATTGCAGCGATCATCTCCATTTCCGTCAGCGGCGCGTGAGTTCGGAAATAGCTGTTAACCAGTTCGCGCTGAACCTGCCATGCAAGAGCATCGTTAAAAGGCTTCGTCAACATCAGGTAACCAGACTCGAAAAGAATGATCCCTTTGGCAGTTCGCGCGGCAAAGGCATCAGAAAGTGACTCCGTACGTATTACGTCCGCAGTCATTTCAAGAAAATCCACCCCTTCGATAAAGTGAGAACGGTTGCGGTTAAACGCAGCACGGGCGGTACCTTCCGGGCGCTGGTGGACGTCATCAATTATTGCAAATGTCACAACACGCTGACCGCGATATTCGATTACCGGAAACTGTTTGTTGTTGATGGTTACAATATTCATTTTTATCTCCAGACAGCCCGGCGTGTAATACCGGGCATATGTATTACTTAACCTGAATAAATGGTGTGTTGGCACCGCTGGTCATGTATTGCGGCAGTGTACCGTTCCACTTGTTGATGGCTTCCAGCTCCATAACACCGGGGTTCTGGCGCAGAGCTTCACCGCGTAAACGAATAGCATCGGCTTCGGCCTGGGCTTTTGTGCGAATCACATCTGCCTGTCCGGCAGCTTCCGCGCGCAACATGTTGGCTTCCGCTTCGCGCTGTTTTACTTCCTGCTCGCGTTGCAGGGTTTTCTGGTTCGCCGTGACTTTGGCATTAATGCTGTCGATAACAGTAGGCGGGTACTCCGGCTTACCCACATATGAGAGGCTCATTACCTGAATACCGATGGGCGTCATTTCTTCCTGAATGTCTTTAAGAGCTGCATCCAGCAGCTCAGACTTGCCGCCGTCGATAAATTTGTCGGTGGTCATTTTGCTGGCCAGTCGGTTGAGTGCGTCGGCTATCTTCTGGCGCAGGTCGGTGTCGGTAATGTCGTCCACGCCTTTGCGGTAGGTCTGAAAGACTGTGGTAACTTTGGATGGATCAACTTTGTAGGCCACGCCGATGTGATAGCCGATGGTTGTACCGTCACTCATCTGGAAACTGAATGGATCATCGTAGGTCTTCATCTGCTTAAAGGTCGGGAAGATGTAAACCTCAGTGTTCCATCCCGTCCAGTAGCGCCCAACACCGACCACTTCACCGACGCCTTTATCGTCGCCCAGTTTGTTTACTTTGATGCCCACATTACCAGGCTCAACGCGATCGCAACCGACAAGGCCAATGGTCGGCAGAACAAGGGCTAAAGCAAAAAGTAATTTTTTCATCTTTTATCCTTAGAAAAAGAAAGACCCTTATAAATGGCATAAATGCAGGGCGGGGTCAGACACGCCAGAGCAAAGCCAGAAATCACTGCTACCGTATCCTTCATTGATATGAGGGCCGGAACGATTAATCCGTAAATACATGTGATAATTGCCAGTGATATAACTATTCTGAAATAAATGTTCATGGTCCTCCTGATGTATTCGGCTTGCCTTATTTAATTGCGTCATGGTTAATTTCGTTTACGTCAGAATGGTTTTGTTGCCATCAGTTCGTAATATCCGGCGCTCCATGTGTCATATTTTCTGAACCATTTTTCTGTATACTGTTTCCTGGCGATGAGTCTGCGCAGTCGTCTGATTGTTCGCTGGTGTGCGCGGGTATACTCTGTGGTTGATTCTCCACGTTTCCATATCTCATTCCTGTTGAAGATAAAACGCTTGTCAGGATAGCGTTGTCGGAATCCTGAACGTTCAAAAGCGCGGGTGGTCATAAAGAATGCCAGGTAACGAATTGCCGTTTTTCGGCTGAGGCATTTTTTTGTTCTTCCGTGGCGTGTTACAAAAAATAACGGGCCGACGGGTGTATCATGTTTCTGTAATGCCTGGTCAATGGCGCTGGCGGTGCGGTTGTCGATCATTTCTTTATTTCTCCCGAATAACGTTCATGACTCATTACTTCCCAGTTCCGGCCGTCGTCTTTCGATAACAGCCGCCAGCGACGGTTAACCTTCAGACTGAGATATCCGGTGCGCTGTATCCGATGCGGAAATATCCGTCGGCATCGGTACAACAACAGGACCTGCAATGCCTGCCGGTGGATCCGCTCAGGAATGCGTGTTGCTGTTAATGCCACCGGTTTCCTCCTGAGCAGGTGCTGTTATCTGATACCCCGCTCTTTCTGCCAGCCGTATGAATGTATCCATGCTGGCAATCAGCTCGCCATCGCGGACTTTGCAGACACCTGTGACTTGGCCATTTTCAATTGTCATAACGATCTGCACTTTTTCGTGCACAACAGATACAGGGGATAAATTAGCCATCAGTTAATTCCTCCGCTGATATATTTTTCTTTCGCGTAATCAATAACCTCTTGAAAAAGGTTGTCTATAATTAACTTTCCGGTTTCAGTCAGGTATTCAGTATGTTGATTAATCCCGATAGCATTCTGGTATGCAGTGTGGATTTCGGTTTCACCCTCCACCCGGCCCAATTCACCACGGGTAATACCTTCGAAGCGTAACAGCAACTGGTTTATAAACTGTTCAGTTATTTCTATGGTCGTAATGTTCCCATCCGGAAGGTCAACAATAAGCAGATTACCACCTGTTTTACGTTTTATTCGATGGAGTGCCGCAACAGCTATACGGCGACGATATGTATTAATGGGTTCATGTGTCATTTGTTATTTCCCGTATGCTTTCCTGAGAAACAGTATTGCAACTGACCAGTATCCTGCATTAGCCATTAATAATGCGGTTTTATAAGCACTTCTGTTTTTCATGCATCACCACCATTTTCAGGTTGTGGAAATTCCCGACCAGAGACCGTTATGTTTTTATGGGTGATTGTTTATTGAGTTTTCTTTATTCGTTGCGCAGTGTGTCGATATACGCGTAAGCCATTTCACAGGTTTTATTCATGGAGCGAATGAGGCAACATAAATAATCGTCTGTCTCTCCTGAATCAGGCGAATTCTTAAATATAAATTCAAGCATGGATGTATTCTCTTTTATTTGTGCTGCCACTTCCTCAAGAATATTTAATGGAGTTATCATGTTCTTTGCTCCTTAAATGCATCGCATGCGCTTCTGGCGTATTGTTGTGCCAGTAAAAAGATATCATCCGAAAGTTCATCACATTCTTCATCACCGGAAGCCGAAATGATTAACCCCGCTTCAAGCAGTACGGCAATGTGATGAAAAGCTGTTTCCGGTTCGTTGGTGAGGCCTTTGAACATTTTCATCTTATGCTTCCTCCTGATTTTGTTTATAAGCACCAGTCAGTAACCACATTGGATCACAGCCAAGAACATTAGCCAGAGGGATAAGCATGCTGATGGTTGGTTCGTACTCTCCGCTCTCCCACTGGATGATAATTTCTTCATCGAGATCGAGCAGTCTGGCGAGTTCGGCTGTTGTTAAGCCGCAGTCTTCGCGTTGGGTGCGAAGACGGTTGTTGATTGCAGAATTTTTGTTCTGTAAAAGCATTGCTGACGATAGCTTTCTGGATATGCTATTTGTCATATCCCATGCCAGTCCTGCGCATGACTCTATATCGCTAGAGAGCGTAGCATCTGGTGTTGCTTTTGCTATTAGTGTAATGAGGCTGCCGAGGTTTTTCAGTTCTTCGAGACAGTCAAGAGTTGTAGCTTTATTGATCATGAGATGATACCTCAGTTACGAACTTTGTTTCATGGTAACTAAGGTATCAAGGTGTGGCAAGTGATTTTTGATACTTTGGTTTCTTTTTGTGTCTGATCAGAAAATATCCCACCTGGCATCAACCACAACACCTACTATTTCGCAATCATTGTCCATTTCTATGATTGGATATTGTGGATTAAGGGGCTTTAGAAACGCCTTTCCCATTTCAGAAATATATTTTTTGAATGTTGCTTCATGGGTAGATTTTTTTCTGGCGATGACGTAACACCCTGAAAAAACTTCTTTATCTGGGTTGACAAGGATCGACATTCCTTCAGGAAATGTTATTCCTACGGGCGAAGTCATTGAGTCTCCGTGCACTTCCAGCCAGAACCCCCTCTCACCAGCGTATTTTACAGAATGCCTCCAATTATCCTGATCATACATGTTGTAGTCATCACCAGCAGTTGCGAATAATCCTGCCTGAACCCAGTTAATTACAGGGTAAGAGTGTGCTGTGTCTCTCTGTGGGCAGCTCTTAACATTATTTTCCCAATGCTTATCTTTTTCATCTCCGTTCTGAAGCCACTGCGGTGAACACTGCAGTGCAGCTGCGACTTTAAAAAGGGTGTCACCGTTGAAACTTTTTGTAAGGCCTTGCTCGGCTTTACTGATTGCAACTCTGGTGACCCCTGCTTTTTTAGCCAACGCATCTTGCGTTAACCCAGCTTTTTGTCGTGCGTTGATGAGGCGTTCACCTAAAGATTTCATTTTTCTTCTCCTTTCATGGCTGCTGATACTAAAGTAACAGAATTTCTTGATACTTTGGATTCTCGCGTTTAACATTCTTGGATAACAGAGTATCCGGTGTGAGGCTAAAGAATGACCCTTTATGAAATATTAAAAACTCAATTTAAGACCAATGCCGCTATTGGCCGCAGGTTCCCAAAGAAAGGAAGGCCTCGTGGTAGTCAGGGAGTTGGAAAGTGGAAAACGCGGGGCGTTCCGGAGGATGTTGCCATTCTCTGCCATCTGGATCCGAACATTCCATATACACATCCAAGCTTAGCGCGCACGGGAGAGGTGAAGGGCTTGTATGTCCCAGAATTACGTTCAGACAGAGATGCCATCTAGGTACTGCCAGGCAGACGAAGAGTGGATTCAGCAGCAGTTACAGGGGCTGCCTCCGTCACTGAGACGGAAGGTCGCCCTGAAATATGCGGAGGTATACGAAATCACTTTTGACGCTGAGCCTGTTTCATTCCGCAAGGAGAACAGAGCAAGGCACGAAGCAAACACAAGGCTCCGCTTGTTTGTGAGAAATCAGGGCAGAGCTTTACAGGGGTATACAACTCAGCCGCCCCTGGCAGGAACGCAATCGCGCTCCTGATTGGTACCGGGCTTAAAGGTGTCCGGTGGCTGATTGAAAATGGTAAAAATATTTAGACGTCTATATGTCTGGATGTGTTTGCCACCCCCTAAATGTTTATGGGGGAAAGGGGGCGGTGTTGATCTTTTAGCGCGAAGCGCTGGAACAGGCTTTTCCAAGAAGACGGGTACATAGGTTAGGTAGATCTCTGTAAAGGGGAAATACCAGAAGATGTGCGGACGCCTAGACGTCCAGATGTAAATGTTCAGAGGTGATTTTATGGTTAACAGTTTTGATGGTGAAAAATGGCTTCCGGTTCCTGTTGCTCCGTATGGTGATGCTTACCTCGTTAGCTCGGCGGGACGCATCCGTGGGGTTAATCGAATTGCTGAATCGGAATTTTTTATTCGCCAAATTCGTGGCGTGTTCCTCAAGGGAAGAGTGCGCCGGGATGGATATAAAACCGTTAACCTGAGCTACAAACGTAATCGCCAAACTTTTGCCGTACACCGTCTGGTAGCGCTGGCTTTTTGCAGCAACCCTTACAACCACCCTGAAGTGAACCATAAGGACGGCAACAAGCTGAATAACCATGCATCCAATCTGGAGTGGGTTAGCCATAGCGAAAACATTCAGCATTCTATTCACACCGGGCTGAATAATTCTCAGGGGGCGAACAACAAACAATTTAAGGGCCTGATTGTCGCCACAAATATTGCGACCAGGGAAGAGCAAACCTTTTGCGGGAAAAAGGCGCTAATTAGTGCCGGGTTTGATCACGGTAGTGTTTATGCTGTTATTGCTGGAAGAACAAAGTCTCATCGCGGTCACCATTTCAGGCGCCTCCCGCTGAACCATGGGGAGGCAGCACAATGCAGCTGACGATCACGCCGAATTTTGCACAGGAACGGGCGTTAAACATGTTGCGCCGTTACTGGAAGGCAAACGACACCTTCATGGTGTATTCGCCAACAGGTAGCGGTAAAACGGGTCTGGCAGCCTTCATAGTTGCTGGTTTTGTCAGCCGTGGTATGCGCGCTCTGTTCTGTGTTCCGTACACCATCCTGATTGGTCAGACGGCTAATCGGTTCGTGCAGTATGGTTTACCTGGAGATGAAATCGGTTATATCTGGGCGGATCACCCGAACTACGATCCGGACCGGAAAATTCAGATTGCCAGCGCTGATACGCTTATTCGTCGTGTTTTTCCTGAAAATATCGATCTGCTGATTATCGACGAAGCGCACCTGCGTAAAAAACGCATCCTGAAGGATATCGAACGTCTGCGCGGCAAAGGCGTAAAGGTGATTGGCCTGTCGGGTACTCCGTTTTCCCCGTTCCTGGGCAAATACTATGACCGACTGATTAAACCGACCACCATCGGCGAGTTAATCCAGCGTGGCGATCTGAGTAAATACGAATTTTACGCGCCAACTAAGCCGGATCTGAAAGGTGTTAAAACCACATCTTCGCTTGAGTACGGCCGCGATTACAACGAAACACAGCTGGCTGAAATCATGTGCGGCTCTACGCTGGTGGGCGACATTGTACAGAACTGGCTGGAGAATGGTCGGGATCTACCTACCATCGCTTTCTGCGTCAACGTAGCCCACGCCAATTACCTGACAATCCAGTTTAACCTGGCGGGTGTTAACGCTGAGGTAATGACCGCAGACACTCCGGTAGATGAGCGCCAGACCATCATTCACCGCTTTGAAACCGGTGCAACGAAAATCATCGTTAGTGTGGGCGTTCTGGTAGCCGGATTCGATAGTGACGTTCGTTGCATCATCTACGCCAGGCCAACAAAAAGCGAAATTCGCTGGTTGCAGGCGCTCGGGCGTGGGCTGCGCACCGCACCGGGTAAAGAGTCCTGCCTTATCTTCGATCACAGCGGCACCGTGCACCGTTTGGGTTATCCGGATTCAATCGAGTACGACGAGCTTCCCGGTAAGTCTGACGGCATGGAGGAAAGCGCGCGCCGGGCAGTTGAGGAACGGGCCGAAAAACTGCCACATGAATGCCCTCAATGCCACTACATGAAGCCAGCAGGCGTCTATGTTTGCCCGAAATGTGGACACAAGCCGCTGCGAGGTGAAGACGTTGATACTGACACTAGCCGCAAACTTAATAAGCTGGGTAAAAATCAGCATCAGTCGACGAAGGCAGAGAAACAGTCCTGGTGGAGTCAGATCAAATTTTATCAGCGCCAGCGTGCTTCGCTGGGGCGTCCAGTCAGTGACGGATGGTGTGCTCACACTTTCCGGGAAAAGTTCGGTGAGTGGCCTGACGGACTGAGTAACTTTCCGATGGAAATTACCCCTGAGGTAAATAACTACATCAGACACAAACTGATCCGGTTTGCCAAAGGCCACCAGCGGGTTCAGAAGGTCACTGAAAACGCACAAACAACGATTGATTTATCTCAGGAACGTGATGAACGACGTGAGATACCGGCAGGCAGTGAGGCCTGGCGCATCATGCAGGCAAAGCACCAACTCCAGAAAAATATAAACAATCTGAGTCAGTAAGATGAAAACAGCAGATGCAGCGAAAGGCCGCTGGCCTGAAATATTAGAGCACTTCGGTCTGCCGCCGATAACCGGAAAAAATCACTTCAAGGGTGAATGCCCGGTATGCGGTGCACGTGGCAAGTTCCGAATTGACGACCGCGACGGTGCAGGAACGTGGATCTGTGTATGTGGTAGTGGCGATGGTATGAAACTTGTCACCCTGACACAGGCGAAGCCATTTAACGAGATTTGTACCGAAATAGACCGCCTGATCGGTAATGATTACCAACGGGTTAAAATCCCGGTAACCAGCAGCGCCACCAGCTTACGCAAACGGGTATTGAGCAAGTTTTCAAAACTGGAGGCACTGCGTGGTACATCCGGCGCAGCGTATCTTAATTCTCGTGGAATATTCAGTCTTCCTGCTGAGGCGATCCGGTTCAATGCCAGGCAGAGACACAACGGGAGTGTGTTCCAGTCTCTTTATTCACTTGCTACGGACGATAAAGGGGAGTTGTGCTATCTGCACCAGACTCTGCTTGATGGTGATAAAAAAGCAGATATCGGTAGCAGTGCAAAGCGCCTCAAATCCCTGCAGGAAGATAACTATTTGGATCACGCTCGTTCTGTAGCTATCCGCATGTTTCCTGTCGCCAGCACTCTGGGTATCGCCGAAGGCATCGAAACAGCGCTGTCAGCGCACCAGATTTATAACGTGAACACCTGGGCAACCATTAACAGCGGCTTTATGAAAAAGTTTCGCGTACCAGCTGGTGTTCTGCACCTGATTATTTTTGCCGACCGTGACGAGAACAGCGCCACCGGGCTGGCTGCGGCTTGCGAATGTGCTCATGCCAATCTGATGGCAAAGAATGACCTGCAGCGCGTGAGCGTGTACTGGCCGGATCACGATGATTTCAACAATATGCTCATGAACGGTGATCAGGTTCGAGAGCTGGTTTTCCATAAGAAAAAGGCGGTTGCGTAATGCGTACTGATAATAACGAACATAAAGCACTATTCACCATCCCGACGGCAGCGTACAGCTCCGCCCTCGCAAACATCAAGCCCCTGCCAGAGCAACGGAGAATCACCGGGCATAAGCAGACTGATGCTTATCTTTGGGTGCTGGAGGTTATCCGTCTGAACGAACCCGCACATCTGGATGCTGCTGAGGCTGCGCTGGTGAAAATTAAAATTTCCCCAAAAGAGGCTCAGGAACGCTATTCGCGTTATCTGCTGGCGAATGGTTACGAACCTTTCCAAGTTGCGTTCGGCATCATCGGCATGGATAACCCTGCGCAGGTTATCAGGAACGCCCGGGAGAACATCAAAAAAGCGGCATCAGTCAGGGCTACGTTTGGTAGCTATGAAGCAGCGCTCGAAGATGTGGAAGCAGAGCGGGTCATCAGGTCTTCCCAGAAATTTATCAACGATCATCTCTGGGGCTGGACTGCGGCAGAGAAAAAAGCCGGAAGCATTGGCGGCAGCCGCATGAACGAAATTGATGAACAGCGTCGGGCATTTGTTGATGGATATCGCGATGTGCTGCCTGAGCCTTATACGCTGTCTGATGTTGTTCGCGAGTTCGTTTACTGGGACTGGCTCTACAGTGTTCGCCACACTGCAACTAAAGAACAGGGCGATGAGTTTGGTTACTCTGAGCATCACGAATCGGTATATGACCGCGAGCGCTACCTTGAAAAATTGCTGGCAACCATCAAACCGGTGACACGCGCTGAAGCCGTGGAGGTGTGCCGCTGGTTTCTGGCAAGTGGTAAGGGTGAATGCATGGAAGACGACGGTGCAGCGGTCATTCTCAATCTGGTTGGTGAGTGCGAATAATGCGTGATATTCAGATGGTTCTTGAACGCTGGGGCGCATGGGCGGCAAATAATCATGAGGATGTGACCTGGTCGTCCATTGCTGCCGGTTTTAAGGGATTAATTCCTTCAAAAGTAAAATCTCGCCCGCAATGTTGTGACGATGACGCGATGATCATTTGCGGGTGCATGGCCCGTCTGAAAAAGAACAACAGCGATTTACACGATTTATTAGTAGATTATTATGTATGTGGTATGACATTCATGTCACTGGCAAGTAAGCATTGCTGCTCGGATGGTTATATCGGGAAAAGGTTACAGAAGGCTGAGGGCATAATTGAAGGGATGTTAATGGCATTAGATATCCGGTTAGATATGGATATCGTTGCTAATAATTCTAATTGATATGCAATTGTTTACTAAAAGTTATTAAAAATGGGGCGTGGAAACGCCCCCAAAATAAAGGGTAATATATAACAGAAGGTTTATATAGTAAGAAGCAAGGTAGTGCTTCTAAAGGAAGTGGCTTGAGGGCTCCACTTATATGTTGGGGAGGCAAAGCCTCCCGCAACATATCTTTTTCGTAAGTCAGATTAGAACTGATAAACCAGACCTACAGCGACGATGTCGTCGGTATCAATACCAGCTGTTTTGGTAAACTTACTATCGTCAATTAAGTTGATTTTGTAATCAACAAAAGTGGACATGTTTTTATTAAAGTAGTAAGTAGCACCGACATCGACATACTTGACTAAGTCTCGGTCACCATGAACACCAAGGTCTTTACCTTTTGACTGAAGGTAAGCAACAGATGGGCGCAGACCGAAGTCAAACTGATATTGTGCTACTGCTTCAAAGTTTTGTGCTTTGTTTGCAATATGGTTATTACCAAAAACGGTCATATTCTGAGTTTCAGAATATGTGGTAGCCAGATAGATATTGTTCGCATCATATTTCAGGCCTGCAGCCCATACTTCCGCATTTTTGCCGGAGGCATTGAATTTGCTCTTACCATAGGCGACCTGACCGTCAGTGCGATCTGATTTAGCATAGGTTGCACCCACGCCGAATCCTTCATACTCATAAGTAGTGGAGAAACCGAAACCATCACCATTGGCTTCAGTTACGTCAGTGCGGTCATTTTTACCCTGATACTGAGCAGCAAAGTTCAGGCCATCGACCAGACCAAAGAAGTCGTTGTTACGATAAGTTGCAACACCAGTAGTGCGGCCAGTCATGAACACATCTGTCTGGGTCCAGGTATCACCACCGAATTCTGGCAGAACGTCAGTCCACGCACCGATGTCGTATGCTACACCGTAGTTACGACCGTAATCGATTGAGCCGTAATCACCAAATTTCAGGCCTGCAAATGCAAGACGGGTTTTGTCTTTGGAAGAACCTTGAGATTCAGCACGGTTGCCTTTGAAGTCATATTCCCACTGACCGAAACCAGTCAGTTGATCGTTGATTTGGGTTTCACCTTTGAAGCCAAGACGAGCATAAGTAGTATCACCATCATCTGCATCATTAGAGGAGAAGTAGTGCTTGGCATTAACTTTCCCGTATAGATCCAGCTTGTTACTGTCTTTATTATAAATTTCAGCTGCCTGAGCAGACATCGCCATCAGTACTGATGCAGCTACAGCAGAAATTGCCACTGTTAATTTTTTCAT